CATCTGCCACTGAGGAGGCATCTGCCACTGAGGAGGCATCTGCCACTGAGGAAGCACCCGCCGCTGAGGAAGCACCCGCCGCTGAGGAAGCACCCGCCGCCGAGGAAGCATCTGCCACTGAGGAAGCACTTGCCGCCGAGGAAGCACCTGCCGCCGAGGAAGCACCTGCCGCCGAGGAGGCTCCCGCTGCCGAGGATAACAAGCGTCTGGAGTATCTGAAGAAGTGGCTGCGAGACACAAGGACAAATCCCAGTGACGACCGCCGCAAGCAGTGGGAGGAGAACTGCAAGGAACTGCTCGCCCTGGGAGGCGAGGTCACCGACAGCATCCGTAAGGCCGGTGAGTATTATGGGGCCTGTCTCGATGGTAAAACCGCCGAGCGCGCTGAAAAGAAGAAACAGGGTAGGGCTTCAGGAAAATCACCAAGATGATAACAGCGTAATAGTCGGAGTGTTTAACGGCACAAAAGCAATAGCAACATGACATTTCATTCGATTGTGAAGCAGTGGTGCGAGAGCTATAAGTATATGCGCCACACGAAGGAGAACAAAAGGTTCTACCTGACGGACTCGATGCAGGGAGTGGTGGATTTCGCAAAGGATATAGCCAACTCATTCTCGCCGTGCGTGATGATGGAGAGTGATGTAGAGGGAGGCGGACCTATCAGCAGACCGAAACGCAACTACCCGATATACTTTATGGTAAAGGCCAATAAGATGGCGGACGGAGAGGAGGCTGCCGTGGCGAAGGAAGAGGCGTGGATGCATGCGCAGAACTTTCTGGCATGGCTGCTCGATAAGCATAACAAGGAGATAGCCGAAGACAAGAGGGACGGCGACTTTGCCCGTATCGACCTGGATGGCGCAATCATTGACATCGGCACAAGCGGACCTCTGGAGAATGGTTGGTATGGGGTATATATACAGTTCGAGAGGGAAGAGCCGCTGAATCTGTGCGTGAACGAGGATCTGTATGATAACCTTTGCGAATGTTAGCCCGGTTAAAAAGACAGAGGAGTATTGGATATGTATCATTTCATGAAGGACGATCCATGGGGTAACAAAATCCCTGTGATGAGCATCAGCGACAAGCGCGATGCCGACGAGTATCTGAAGCAGCACCCCACGCTGATAACGCGGGTTGTCGAGGTACCCAGAGACAAGCAGTCACTCATCATGATGTGAGGTTATGGCAAACAGTGAGAAGGATCCGGAGGAGATAGCGAGTATCGCGGCGCTGGCGGAAAACGTGGATGCGGCGGTGAACGAGTTCAACGAGCGGTGGATGCCTGCGCCGGCGTTCGACATTGGTGTGGAGGTGATGGATGTGGGACAGCTGCGCGACGCGATGGGGCTGCGGGCGTCAATCGACTGGGGTGACCCATGGCCTCTTGCGGAAAAGAAGCTACTGGATTTTGGCTTCCGCTGGCAGTGGCTGGGCGGCCTGAGGGTGATGTTCCTGAAAGAAAAGGACGGATATACCCCCGACACAGGATGGGAGGAAGCAGAGGAAGTTTGCGACTGAGTGAGCGTAGAGACGGACAAGGGATAATATATAAAAGATAAACTGGCCTTACGAGGCCATAGCATCAATAATATAAACAAACGGACGATGAAAAGAATCTTTTTCTACATGCTGATGGTGATAGCCGTGAGCATGATGGCATCCTGCAACGGATGCAGTGAGAGTAAGGAGAAGGCGACGGTGTTCACAGCCGACTATGACGGCGTGGTGCAGGATTTCACGGCTGGCGTGAACCATATCGTGGCAACGCACAAGCAGACCATGTTCAACCTGACCAGCGGCAATAAGTACGAGTGGCGTAACCTACAGGTTAAGTTTAACAGAAAGTTCACCTCGGAGACGCTGGACGATCTGCACGTCGTCGACATTACGGACGTATTCTATTATTGGGATGACGGTCCTTGGGTGCAGTATATCACAAGCAACGTAAAGGACGGGACGCTGATTCCGGCAAAGATCCCCGACATCTGGATTGAAGATGAAGACATGAGTGAGGCCGAAATCAAGCTGTGGCCGGAAGATGTAATTAAACGTCTGAAGGAATGGAACGGCATCGTACCTCCGGCTAGCACCATGATACTTCGCCGACCCGTAGGACCAAGACGCTGTAACGCACAGTGGGTCATCGGCAACATCGGCGAGGTGATCTTCATTGACGCCGTGACGGGCGAGATTACCGACTGGTGTCCGGCTTTCCCCATCCCGAATGTGAACGGACCCCTGGGGGAGTGGCCCTGAAATAAACAACACCCAGACGCCCGGGCGGTCAGTTCGTCCGGGCGGATTCTGCTTGGACGCAGATTGACCGGAAGAAGCTTAAAGGTAATATAAAGACATAGACAAATATGGCAACGGCGATTTACAAACAGGGGTCACGGGGTCCTGTGGTGAAACAGATACAGGGCGCCCTGCACTTGATACAAGACGGCATCTTCGGAAGCCTGACACGCGAGACACTGATACAATGGCAGAAGGAGCATAACCTTACGCCCGACGGCATAGCAGGCCCGGCCACTTTGGCGAAACTGCTGCCCGACGTGATGAAGAACATTTTGCACGTAAACAAGTCACGACGGGTGATAACCGACATCGTCATCCATTGCACGGCTTCACGTGAGGGACAGGAGCTGACCGTGGAGCAGATACGCGCCGACCACAAGAAGAACGGATGGAGTGATATCGGCTACCACTACGTCATACTGCTCGATGGTACGACAGCCAACGGTCGCGACGTGGATCTGATAGGCGCCCATGTGTCGGGTCATAACGCGCACAGCATAGGCGTGGCTTACGTAGGCGGACTGGAGGATAAGCCAGGCGTGGCTTACAACCGGCTGAAGGCGAAAGACACGCGCACCGAACGTCAGAAAGCCGCATTGCTCTCGCTGCTCATCGACCTGAAGAAGATGTACCCCGGAGCAAAGATAAGCGGTCACCGCGACTTCTCTCCGGATAAAAACAACAACGGCATCATAGAACCGCAGGAGTGGATTAAGAGTTGTCCCTCGTTTGATGCTAAAACAGAATACATGCGCCTATGAACACATCGACACTGCCGCAGGACCTGATGACCAACTCGCTGCTGCATTTCCAGAACGGGGTTCCTATCGACGATCTCGCTCTGCGCAACGACCAGAAGCGGAGGCTGGCCCGTGTGAGTCATGTCTATTGGCAGTGGGTTCGTAATCCGTTCATTGACACGTACCAGCTGTTCCGGCAACTGGTGAAGCAGGCGAACTTCGCCGACGCTCCCGCCGAGACCCGCGCCGCACAGAAAGACCAGCAGCTGTTCGAGTTTATCAAGGAGAGCGTGAGTCTCGTGAGCCGCAAGGACGCCGAGGCGAAAGTGAAGGCCGCCGCCGAGAAAGCCATCCGCATCGGCATGGACACTGACAATGTGGTTGCCCTGACCAAGGGCGGCAAGCTACTCTACGAGGTAGCCGGGTTGGACAAGCCGGAGGATAAGCACGCCGACATGAACAGGATATCGTTCCTGCCGAGCGTAGTGGTGACAAACGTCAAGGAGGTGGATCCTGACAAGGAATACATAGACGATGAAGAGACGAAGCGTATAGCCGCCAAGTACGGGGCGTATATCCCCGAGCAGCGCATAATGGTGGAAAAACAGGTAGCTACGATGGAGGCGCGAGCCGGCATTGGATATTCAGCCGACGACAACGACGACCACAACGACAACGAATACGGCGATGAGCAGGATAGGCAGTAACCCCGCAGTATCGAGCGACCGTCTGGAGGCACGCATGCTTCCCGGCATGGATGAGCATAAGCCTGACGGCTCTGATGTCGACCTTGCCGGTGACGGCGTGCATAAGATTTATCTGCACCGCGGCCAGCTGGATGTGTACAACTTCGGAGCCAACAGCACCAAGATACTTGCCGCCCGCGGTTTCGGCAAGACCTCATATATCGGCTTGCATATGATGAAGTGCGTGCTGGGTATGCGGCGGCAGATGGGTGGATTCGTGGGTGCCAGCGCCAAGCAGCTCTACACCCGCACGATGCCCAACGCCCTGAAGGTGGTCAACATGCTCGGTTTCGAGGGTTTCTACTTCCTCGGTCAGGCTCCGGCCAAGCTGCATTGGGAAGTTCCGCTGGCCCGTCCAAGGGTATGGGAGAACTGCGTCCACTTTGCCAATGGTTTCGTATGGCAGATGCTGTCCATGGCGGTCAGAGGCAGCGCCAACGGCCTGAACCTTGCCGCCCTTGTGGGTGACGAGACGAAATACCTGCCCTGGCAACGGGTGAAGGAAGAGGTGCTGCCTACGCTGCGTGGTGACTTCATGCCACCTTCGGCCCGTAAGACCGAGGTAAAACAGTGGGGTATGGGTACGAACAAGAAAACCAATCCATACTACTGCTCGCAATTATGGGTGAGCGACGCAGGGCTGACGATGCGCCAGTGTGAGTGGGAGAAGGAAGAGGATTTCCAGACACAG